AGCGTGTCGTTGATGACGCGTTCGAGCTGCGACAGTTTCAGGTGATCGAGTTCGTCCGAGTCGGTCTTCATAAAGGTCGTCGGCATCGTGCCTTCGACGTACTCCGAACGCATCCACATCTGGCGCTCTAGGTAAATGTTCGCCATCGGGATCGCCTGCTCGACTGGGCTGTAGCCATAAGGCGTCCACGTCCGACGGTTCTTGACGAAGTAGGCCAGTTGATCGCGGATGTATTCGCCGTTCTGTCCTTCGTTGACGAAGAACTCGCCGTCATTCGTTGGCGATGCTTGGTACTCGCCACGTGGGAATCCCCAGAGAACTTGCTGAGCGAACGGTGCTGGAGGGTGCGGAATGTCGCCTCGGTTGTCGAGCAGGAGTTTGATCGTGGCGGTGTCGATGATTTCGAAGCCGATGAGTTTCTGTCCGAGGTTATAGCGAGGGTAGACCGCGATGCCGTCGAAGACGAAGTGGTTGTAGCAGGCCTCCATGAGCCATTCGGTCAGTGTCCGGTCGCCGTGAGTGTAAGGGTTCTCCCAGAACGCCATTGAGTCGTCGAGTGCTTCGCCAAATGTGTCACGTGCGATCTGATTCGCCTTAGCGTGTCCGACATTTTGCTCTTGCATAATCTTCGTGATCGCTTGGTCGCTGATCGTGAAGGACAAGTCTTTGCCGGCTATCTCAGCGGCTCGAACCTCGATGCAGCGATGGATGATGTCGCACTGTTCCGAGAGGGCTTTCAAGACTGACCAAGGCGTCGAACGCTCGTCGAGGTTGAGGTTCCACGCTACGTCGTACTGATACTTGCGAGGCAATGCACGACCTGAGTCGTCGAAGACTGGGTCGAGCGGTGCTGGCAGGTACGGCATCGCTGGGCCGAGTTGCGATCCGAACGCATCGCCCGGACGAGGTAGTGGCATTGCCGGAGTGCCGGGAGTCTGTAGCAGGTTCTGTCCGCCGCCTTGCGCATAGCCGGACTGGAAGCCGGGCATCGTCGAGACGACTGCGCCACCTGCGGCAGTCATAGGGTTGATTGTCTTTGCGACCTCTTCTGCGATGAGTTTTGCGAGGTCGGCTTCTGACTTCTTACGATTCCAGAACGCCACGATGGACTACTTGCTGATCTTGGCGACTGCGACGGCGGTCTGAGCGTTGCGTCGAGTGGCGAAGTGGACGACCTGCGTCAGCACTGCGCCGATCATGCCAGCCGATGAGACTGCGGCCTGAACTGCGGTTGGCTCTTTGAAGCCGGGGTGGAAGAGAACGATCAGCGCCACGACTGCGGAGACGGCTGTGGTGATGTTGGCGACCCATGTGTTCGGGTGCTGGATGGTGGCCTGCGTTGCAGTCACGACTTTCTGCACGTCTGCGACGGCGGCTTCTGCCTTCGTCACGTCTGCCGGTGTGTTTGGTGTGCTGGTCATAATGCCTTCCTTTGCGTGCCGCAGTTAGCGCAGGCCGCCTCTGAGGGTCTAACTGGATGTCCACATACTACGCATGGAGGCGCTACTTCCGCGAACCAGCGATCCGCAGACGACCCGCGTGCAAGGTCGAGTTCCACGATTCCATGCACCATCGCATCGAGCCGGTCAGGTGAGACGCCCGAGTCTGAAAGCCAGCCAGTCATCTGATCTTCGAGCGCCGGGAACGATCCGACGTGGTGGATTCGGCCTTGCTCGTAGAGCGCCGAGACCGGCTCAGCTCGTAGTCGCTTGCCTTGCTTTGCCGTGACTTTCTTGAACGGTATGTGAGCCTCGACGCTGCGCAGAGTCGTCTCGATGAGGTCGCCGCCTTGATTACCTTCTGCCACTATCGGGCCGATTTCGCCCCAGTCATGCCACGCCTGCACTGCACGTCTGGCCCATCCGAGCGGTGTGTCCTTGCAGGTGCGGTCGTCGAGAACGTAGCCATGACCGTCTGAGCCTTTGCCGACGACGATGATGCCTGTTTCGTCTGAGTCTTCGCCTGTCGTGACTGCCGGGTCGATGGCGACGACGATGCGGACGAGGTCTATCTGCTCACTCGACGATAACGTGCTTGCGCCTGGCGGAGCGGATGCGTGAAGACCGGGGATGACTGGATTCTGCGTGCTTGGACTTGACGTGCTTTGGTTTGGGAGGTTTGCGAACCTTTGCCTTGTGACTCGATGCTCGTCGATGAGTGCTGCGTGCCATAGTGCGCCTTCCACGTCCGTGAGTAATTCGCCCATGAGTTCTTGGCGACCGAGGCGTGTTCCCTCGTATCGGTTGAGGATAGCGGTCTGGACTGATGGCGCAAGGTTGGCGAGGTTGTCGTAGGTCGTGCCTCTGGTGATGACCGTGTGTTCGTCAGCAAGGATTCGCTTCAGGAGTTTCGTCGGTCGAGGCGTGGTGGCGATGGCGACCTGAGGATGTTGCCCGAGGCGAAGCCCGAAGGCTGCTTGATCCCATGTGTCTTCATATTGCCATGCTGAGAGTTCGTCCATCCAAATGAACTCATGCTGTGGGCCTCGGAGTCGATCCGGCTCTTCTGCCGAGAAGAGTTTGATCCTGCTCTTATTCGTGAGCACGATTTCACCGATGCTGCGGTTGTAATTGCCGAGCATCCGATAACGGTTCAGGACTGAGAGGATTCCCGATTCACCCTCTGCGCACGTATCTCTGGCGTCTGCATAGGTTCGAGCGATGATGCCGCAGCGCCGTCCACCCTTCTCGATGGCTTTCCATGCCAGCCATTCGGCGCAGGATCGTGTCTTGCCAGCGCCTCGACCTGCCAGATAAAGCCAGGTCGTCCAGTCTCCGTTCGGTTCGAGTTGTTCCTTGCGCGCGACAGTGATCCATTCGAGCCGGGTCGCTGCGACGTAGTCAAAGTCGCTTGGCGTCGAGGGCAGCGGTGAGGGCATCTCTGATCCTTTGCTCCCGGTCAGGGTCGGCTTCGTAGACGACGATTTCCTCTTGGATTCGAGTTGGAGCGTTCAGGCCGAGTAGTCGAGCGCGAGCTTGCTGTACTTTGAGGATTCCGTTCACGGCGTCCATGCGTGCGCCTTCGTCGATTACCGGCTGGCCCTGATCGTCCTTGACGATGCGACCCGACGCCGACACTTTGACTGGCGGGTTCTGGATGACGCTTTGCAAGTACCGCTCGGCGTTGTCCAACTTCTCTAGTTCGATCTTCCTGACTGCCTCAGCACCTTCAGTTGGGACTTCGGCAACGGCCCTGGCGACCATCTTGTGTGCTGTGCCAACGGACACGCCGAAGCGGTCAGCGATCATTTGGTAGGTGTAGCCCAATGAGCGTAGGTCCGCAGCTCGTCGGTCGTCTGCGATCTGTTCAGGCGTGCGAACAAACTTGCCTGTCGCTGCGTGTTGCACGGGTTTTTCGACGGTCATAGGGTTTTCCACGGTATCAGTCTACGAACGAAACTTCCTCTCCGGTGGCTTCGTGTATTGGAGCGATGCCGGTGACACCCTGGAACCGGTTGCAGATGATGTCACAATAGGCAGGTGACAGTTCGATTCCGTAGGCGACTCGGTTTTGATTGTGGGCGGCGAGAATGGTTGAGCCACTACCAACGAAAGGATCAAACACCGTATCGTGGGGATCTGTGTACGCCTTGACAAAGAACTCCGGTAGCCCCACCGGGAATGCGGCGGAGTGTCCGGTCGCCGTGTGACTACTAAAGAAAGTAGGCAGACGATTCCCTGGGTACGCCATTCCTGGTTCTCTGATATTTCTTGAAAACGGATCTTTAGTTCCCTGTGCCTTGCTCCATGTGGTATCGCCTGCTCCCTTACCTAATGCCCTTGGAACATTTTCCGATTCGTGTAGAACTGATTTTGGCCTCATTTTCCATCGTCCTAACGCAAACTGATAGATCGGCTCGAACTGATTCTTGAAACGTCCACGAACTTCTTTCGGCATTCCTAATCTCTCCCAACAGAACTCAGTTGCAAAGTGCCAACCCCATTGTCGAACATGAGCAATCACAAGATCCAAGACATAAAGTTCGGTGTCAAGTTCACGCGATGCTGGTTTGATGTTCACAAAGAATGAACCGTCGTCTGCCAAATGTTTTTTGATATTTTCTTGAATCGGCTCCCACCACTCGACGTATTCGTCAGGTGGAATCGGCTTGAATCCTGATGATGGGTCGTATGTTCTCTGCTCGGCGTATGGCGGAGATGTGAACGCAAGGTTGATCTTTGCTCCAGCAAGAACCTTCTCAACGTCTCCAGGGTTGCGTGAGTCGCCACAGATCAAACGGTGTGGGCCAAGTAACCAAACGTCACCCGGTTTGGTCACTGGGTCAAGTGGTGGCTCAATCTCTCCAGGCTCTTTGACTTCTGCCATCGGCTCCGGCTTGAACTCGGCAATCAGGTCGTCCAAGTCTTCTCCGGTGAAGCCGGTTCCCGTGAGACCAAACTCACTATGAATCAAAGATTCCAGCAAGTCGGTAAGGATCGCCGGATCGTTCTGTGCTGCGTCTGAGGTTTGATTGTCGGCGAGCATGATGCGCAAGGCTTGGTCGTCGTCTACGTCGAGGATCACTGCCTCTATCTCGTCCAGTCCGAAGATTCGAGCAGCCTGCGCCGTGTGGTTTCCCTTGATGATGTGCATTGTCGAGGCTTGAACGACGATTGGCACGTACTGACCATGCGCTTCGAGTGACTGCACGATGGCTCCGACATCACCCTGTCGAGGGTTGTGCGGA